GAGAATTTTATAGACAATTCCCTAGAACAGAAGAGCATGCATTTAGAGATGAGGCTAAATCATCTTTATTTAATCTAACTAAAATATACGAACAAATAGATTTTAATGGAGATTTAAAGCATAGCTCATTAGTTACAAAAGGTAACTTTCAATGGCGAGATGGTATAAAAGATACTAGTGTAATATTTGTTCCAAATAGTAATGGTAGATTTCTAGTTACATGGGTTCCACCTGAAAACTTACAAAATCGTATAATATTAAAAAATGGTGTAAAGTATCCTGGTAATGAAGATCTAGGTGCTTTTGGGTGTGACAGTTACGACATATCTGGTACAGTTGACAATAGAGGTTCTAATGGTGCATTGCATGGATTAACTAAATTTAGTATGCTTGATGTGCCACCAAATCATTTCTTTTTAGAATATATTGCTAGACCTCAAACAGCTGAAATATTTTTTGAAGATGTATTAATGGCTTGTGTTTTTTATGGCATGCCTTTGTTAGCAGAAAATAATAAACCACGTTTACTATATCATTTTAAAAGAAGAGGATATAGAGGGTTTAGTATGAATAGACCAGATAAAGTTTACAACAAACTATCGGTAACAGAAAGAGATATAGGTGGTATACCTAATTCAAGTGAAGATATTAAGCAAGCACATGCTGCTGCTATAGAAACCTACATAGAAAATTTTGTAGGTTACAACAACGAAAAATACGGTGACATGTATTTTCAACGTACATTAAATGATTGGAGTAAATTTAATATAAATAATAGAACCAAGCATGACGCCTCGATTAGTTCTGGGTTAGCTTTAATGGCTTGTAACAAAAATAAATATAAACCAATACCAGATAGACAATTAGTTTCATATGATCTAGGTATTAAAAAATACGACAACTCAGGACTTGTTTCTAAAATTATAAATAAATGAATATAGATTATAATGCTAACAGTGCCTTTCCAAATCAGGTGGTACCTTTGGAGGAAAAGTTAAGTTTAGGATATGGTAGGCAAGTTGCTGATGCCATACAATCTGAATGGTTTGCACAAGGTAGAACTAATGGTAATAGATATTTAACTACATTTAATAACTATCATCAACGTAGATTATATGCTAGAGGTGAACAATCAACTCAAAAATATAAAGATGAATTATCAATTAACGGTGATTTATCTTATTTAAATTTAGACTGGAAACCAGTTCCCATACTTTCTAAGTTTGTAGATATATTAACTAACGGTATATCTAATAAAGATTATGATATTAAAGCTTACGCACAAGATCCAGAATCTGTAAAGAAAAGAACAGACTACGCTACTAGATTAGCTATGGACATGTATGGACAAGATATTATTGAAGAAGTTAAAGCAACAACTGGTCAAGATATATCAAGCACAAATATCCCAGCTGTAGATCTTCCAAAGACAATGGAAGAAATGGAATTACATTTACAGCTTAGTTACAAGCAAGCTATAGAAATAGCAGAAGAAGAAGCTATAACGCAGGTATTAGATAAAAATAAATATGATCTATTAAAACGTAGATTAAATTACGATCTAGTCACACTAGGTATCGCGGCAGCGAAAACAAACTTTAACACATCAGAAGGTATTACTCTTGAATATGTTGACCCTTCATATATGGTTTATTCGTATACAGAAGATCCAAACTTTGAAGACATATATTATGTAGGTGAAGTTAAAGCAATGACTATACCTGAAATAAAAAAACAATTTCCTCATATATCTGATAGTGAGTTAGAAAAAATACAAAAATCATATAGCAACAATAACTACATATATGGTTGGGGTGCTTATGATGAAAATACAGTACAAGTTTTATATTTTGAATATAAGACTTATATGGATCAAGTTTTTAAAATTAAACATACTGATCAAGGTTTAGAAAAAGCTTTAGAAAAACCAGATACATTTAATCCACCAGAAAGTGATAACTTTAATAAAGTATCAAGAAGTGTAGAAGTTTTATTTGAAGGTGTAAAAGTTTTAGGTACTAATATGATGTTGCAATGGCAGATGGCTGAGAACATGACTAGACCTACAGCAGATACAACTAAAGTTGAAATGAATTACGCTATATGTGCACCGCGTATGTATAAAGGTAGAATTGAATCTTTAGTTACAAAAACCATGGGTTTTGCTGATATGATACAGCTTACGCATTTAAAACTACAACAAGTTATAGCGCGTATGGTACCTGATGGTGTATTTTTAGATATGGACGGTTTAGCTGAAGTTGATCTTGGTAATGGTACAAATTATAATCCAGCTGAAGCATTAAACATGTATTTCCAAACTGGTTCTGTAGTTGGTAGATCACTTACTCAAGATGGTGGCATGAATGCTGGTAAAGTACCTGTACAAGAGTTATCAACATCAGCAGGTCAAGCTAAAATAGGTTCATTAATAAACACATACAATTATTACGTACAAATGATACGTGATGTAACAGGTTTAAATGAAGCTAGAGATGGTACGCTACCAGACAAAGATACATTAGTAGGATTACAAAAAATAGCAGCACAGCAATCAAATATAGCTACTAAACATATTAATAATGCTAGTTTATACTTAACATTAAGATTATGTGAAAACATTTCTAAAAAAATAGTTGATGTATTAAACTTCCCTTTAACAGCGGAAGCTTTAAAAAATTCTATATCAACATTTAATGTTAACACCTTGGCTGAAGTTGCTAATTTAAATCTACATGACTTTGGTATTTTCTTAGATCTTGAGCCAGATGAAGAAGAAAAAGCACAACTAGAACAAAACATACAAGTTGCTTTACAGTCTGGTGGTATTGATTTAGAAGATGCTATTGATCTTAGACAAATACGTAATTTAAAATTAGCAAATCAAATGCTAAAACAAAAACGTAGATTAAAAGCAGAAAGAGATCAAAAAGTAGCACAACAAAATATGCAGGCCCAAGCTCAGGCAAATGCAAAATTAGCTGAACAAACAGCATTGGCTGAAACTCAGAAACAGCAAGTTTTAACTGATCAAAAACTTCAATTAGAACAAGCTAAATCACAGTTTGAGATACAACGTATGCAAACAGAAGCTCAAATAAAAAGAGAGTTAATGGCTGAAGAGTTTAATTACAATATACAATTAGCTAAAAGTAAATACCAAAGTGAAGGTAATAAAGAAAAAGAAATAGAAGATAGAAAAGATAAAAGAGCTAGAATAATAGGGACACAACAGTCTCAAATGATACAGCAGAGACAAAGCGATGGGGCACCTATTGATTTTGAATCTACTAACGATAGTTTAGGTGACTTTGGGTTAGAAGCCTTTGGTCCTAAATAATTTTTTAATTTTATAATATTATATTATGGCAGAAGAAAATGCGACCGCTGAGGTCAAACAAGAAGGTGAGTTTTCATTAAAAGGTAAGAAAACAAAACCAAAGAAACTGGTTGATAGTAATAAACAAGAACCTGTAAAGGTTGATTTAACTAAACCAGAAGCACAAGGAGAACTTGTGGAAGATATAACTAAAGTTGATTTAACAGAGAAAAAAGAAGAAAATGCCGTTCAAACACAAGAGACAAATGATAGCGATGCTATTGTCAAAGAGCCCAAAAACAGTGGCGACAGCAAAGAAGTGGTTGAAGAAGTACGGGACACCAAAGAAGAATTAGAAAGTCCTATACAAGAAATAACTGAAGAAGAGCTTGATGAAAAAACCATAGAGCTCTATGAAGAGGCAGAAGAAGCTGTTAAAGAACAAGTAAAAAAAGGTACACCATTACCAGAAAATATACAATCACTGGTAAACTTTATGAATGAAACAGGTGGTACCATGGAAGATTATGTACGACTTAATCATGATTATTCAAAAGTAGATGATCAAGTATTAATTAATGAGTACTATAAAAATACTAAACCACATCTTAATCAAGAGGAAATAAACTTTTTGATTGAAGATCAGTTTAAGTATGATGAAGAAATTGATGAGCCAAGAGATATTAAGAAAAAGAAATTGGCCTTCAAAGAAGAAGTTGCAAAAGCCCGTAAAGAGCTTGATGTTATGAAAGAGAAATATTATCAGGAAATCAAGTTGAGACCTGGTATTACTCAAGATCAACAAAAAGCGGTGGACTTTTTCAATAGATATAAGGAGCAAGAAGAGCATTCAATAACTCTTCAAGAGGATTTTAAAAATAAAACTGAACAAATTTTTACTGATGATTTCAAAGGTTTTGATTTTAGCTTAGGTGAAAAAAAGTTTAGATATAAAGTGCAAAATCCTTCTGAAGTGGGTAAGTCACAACTTGATGTTAATAATTTTATACAAAATTTTGTTGATGAAAAAGGAGTTGTTACTAATCCAGCTGGTTATCATAAAGCTCTTTACGCTGCAATGAACGCGGATAAAATCGCTAATCATTTTTACGAACAAGGAAAAGCTGATGGTATTAAAAATGTCGTCGACTCTTCTAAAAACTTAAGTACGGATAAGCCGAGGCAAGTTGCCGATGGAAATGTCTTTATAAATGGTTTAAAGGTAAAATCAATAAGTGGTTTGGATTCGTCTAAACTAAAAATTAAAAAACGAAAATTTAACTAATTAAAACTTTTAAATTATGGCTTTAAATCCACAATTTGGTACAATAGTGCCATCGCAACTGCAACAAACACTTGCGAGTAACTATTTAACATTTGACGGCGCTGCCGGTGGTAACTTTGCCCAACAATATTTACCTGAGCTTTATGAGCAGGAAGTTGAAAGATATGGTAACAGAACTTTATCTGGATTCTTACGTATGGTTGGTGCTGAACTACCGATGACGTCTGATCAAGTAATTTGGTCTGAACAAAACAGACTACACATAGCTTATGACAACTGTACTAACGGTTTGGCTGGTAACACTATTACTATTCCTGTAGCTGCAGACATTAACAACGTAATTTCTCCACAACAAACTATCGTCGTTATGGACGATTTTGGTGGTGAATCAAAATGTTTAGTTATTGACTCTGACTTAAGAACACTTGCTAATGGTGGTACTGGTGTACTTAACGTACTACCTTACGGATCAGCTAACTTACAAACTGAAGGACTTGTTGGTGACGTAAAGATCTTCGTATATGGTTCTGAATATCCAAAAGGAACTAATACTACAATTGCACCATCTGCTAACGCAGTTGCAGTTGCTGGTAACGATTATCCTATCGCTACTATCGATCCTGCATTTACTCAATTTTCTAACAAACCTATCATTATTCGTAGCCAATATTCAATCAATGGTTCTGACAC